ACCCGCTTGCCTGTAAGATCAAGCGTCTCAAGCGCCTCGGTGCTCGATACAGGAGCGACAAGCACATTCTCAACCGGGATATCCTGTTCAGAATATATCGGAGCGTTAAATGCATCTGTGCCTGTCAGGACCTTGTTATGCAATACAACAGTGATTCCCTTAAGCATTGCCGGCCTCCGTATAGACAAGCCCCTGCACTGGACTGTACGATCCGATCTTGCTCCCGCCTCCAAGCATCTGCTTGTCGGTCTTTGAAAGATAAAGCTCGCCCGCCGAACCGCTCCCCATTGTCCATGATTGAGAATAGCCGAGTGCTGACATGCTCCCTTGAGATGCTCCGACCGGAACACCGGAACTGCTGTCATCGCCCAGCGCCCTGATCACCATGCGACATGATACGACTTTGCGAGCGTCTTCGCTTGCTTCCGGATTGTAGCTGTCGATCAGTACGGCTGCATCATCGAGCAGAGTTATACAGACAGTCTGCTCTGATGTGCTCAGCGTTCTCGACATTCTTGCCTGAACATCTGCTAATTCTGCGTATGCCATATGACCACCTCTATTTCTTTACTTTCTTCTCAGCTTTCTTCGGCTTCTCTGCGGGTTTGGTATCGGAAGCGGCGAGTTTGTGGCCCGCCGCTTTATACTCTTCTACCCTGTTTTCCGCGACCCACATTTCGTTGCCGAACTGAGCGTGGATCATTTTTACCATTATGCTGAGTACGGAGTTGTGAGCCTGTTGAAGCAGCTTGTGTCGGCGCGGAATCCGACTTCGATCTCCGCTCTTACAGCAAACATGTTCTGCTGCCACAGGTTGATTGTGCTTGCACTTGCTCCGGATCCAACGGTCAGCGTAGCCTGATCGCTGATTGTGATGTCCATGCCCTGCACGATTCCGTACATTGCCTGTGTCCAGTCGCCTGCAAACCCGACTACGTTAGGAACGGAAGCGCCTGTTCCTGCCTTGAATGCACCCTTGCTCTGATGTGTAGGCGCTCCGAGGATCATTGGAACAGCGCCCTCTGCTGCTGAATTGAGGAACAGCGGTCTGTTGGTAGTGTCTGTAGCAGTGAGCAGCACGCTCTTAGCCTGTGGAGAGATTGCAAATCCATTCAGGATACCGCCGTGTTCAGCGATGTCTGCATCGGCTGCTACGAGGCCGAGGTATGTTCCGTTGTTAGCATTTGCGATGCTCTGTGCGGTTACAGCCGCGAAAGTATCGAAATTACTTCCAGGAGCTGCGCCGTGGAATACTGTCTCGTCAAACTTCTTAGCGAGTGCGAGAGGCAGTCTCGCAACGAGCTGATCATAGAGAGCGAATGCGTCTCTTCTGAACTCGTTGGAGAATGGTACGATAACTGCGAGCTTATAAGCCTGCATTACCTTCTTTTCAAGTGATGGGTTCTTGACCGGCTTAACGCCTGTCTCTGTTACCCATTCAGCTTCAGGGTCACCTGTGATGACCGGAATTGTAAGACCGTTACCAGGAAGAACGATCTGTCTTGCAAGCTGCATTACTGCAGACTGCTCCTGCGACTTCTGAAGAATCTCACTGGATACTTCAGTTGGCAGGTCGATATGACTTCTGTTTGTTGCTACGCCTGTTGCCATAGTTAGTTTCCTCCATAAATTAGTTTTCTAGGTTGTTGAACCAGTTAGCAAATTGTTCTCGTGTCGAACCTACACCGACATGGTTCACCTCGCCCTTGTCCTCTACTTCCGGATAGGATCCGCTTGGGTTCTTGAATGCAAGCAGGTCCTTTGCCTGTGCTTCACATTCTTCCTTCGTGTCTCCATGAAGCAGATGAGCAGGTATGCCGGTTTCCTTCGACACTTCTTCACGAAGAGCCCTGACTGCGTCGGCCTTCTTCATCTTGTCGAGTTCAGTTTGCAGGGAATCAGCCCTTTCTGTTGCCTTTTGCAGTTCAGACTTTGACTCCTCTTCAATCTGATCAAACTTCAGAGCCTTCTCTTTCAATTCCTCATAATTCTCGTACTTGGCCTTCTCTTCTCCGAGACGCTTCTGTACGATGGCGTTGAGTTCCGCCTGTGTAAAAGTACGCTCTTCGGTCTGCTGTGTTTCCTGAGTTGTTGCTTCAGTGTTTTCCATCGTTTTACCTCCTGATGTTTGAGTTCATCTACGTTTAAGGCACGTATTGCCAATAAAAATGCACCCCCACGAAGGTGCTAACTTATACATTTTCAGACTCTTTGCGTCTGCGGTACGCTTCCCGCTTCTGAGCATTTATCTTTGCGCTGTTCTCTGAATAGAGCTGTCTGCGTAAAGCATTGATGCGCTCGCTTTGTGTACTGCCTCCTGCTTCGTATTGTTCTCTCAGCTTGTCCGGATCGTAACCGCTGACCTTTGTGTCAGGATTAAATCGTATCTGATATGAACAGTCACAATTTGCATGAATGTGCTCGGCATGGCCGTTCTTGATTGCGTTCCTCGACGCCCTTTGCCAACCTCTCGATGCGAGCATCAGGCAATACGGACAAGTGTCTCCACTGGGGATCCATGCAAACTCCGCTCCGTCCCTCAGCGCATTATTGAGGGTGGTATCGGCGCCAGCGAGCTTTACCAATCTGCCAATCGCCGCAGCAATCTGCTCGTTATTGTCGGTTCTCAGCATCTCGCCCTGCACCGCTCTTGCCACTTCTCCGTATGTCGCAGTCTGTGCCGGTTCGGCTGGAGATAACGGGGCTCCGCTTGCATCAGCCATCATGTCATACATCTGACAGGCAAGCTCCGCAGTTCCCTCTCCGTAACGTGTAGCGATTGAATAAGCGTAATCAAGCATAGCCTTTCGGCCTTCTCTTGTGCTGACATCATGTGCAGACAGGTATTTCTCCATCAGCTCGGCCGCCTTATCGTTGACCTTGCGGAGCTTCGCTATGTAGTTTTTCCATGTCTTTTCTGATAGCGTCATGATTCAGCTTCTTCCGTTTCAAATTCCATCTCATCAATCAGCCGCTGTCCTCTCGCCCTCTGCTCCTGTGCCCGGATGCGTCTGATGTCAGCCTGGTCGAATCCGATCATCTCAAGGAAGACATCTGTGCTTGCAAAATTCTCCCTGGCCGATGCAATCTTGATGGCTGCGTCCGCTGTTACCGCCACAGACGGCATTGCAGGATTTTTGAAGTGCGCGACGATCTCCTTCTGCTCCGGTTCCAATTTGTCGATTGTAGTGTCGTTCGAGATAGCCAGCGCCATGAGAGCGATAGTACGAAGTGCATTACCGTTTCCTCTGTTCAGTTCTTCTGCCATCGTCACAAGAGTCTGGGACTGTGCGAGGATCGCATCTGAGCTTGTCGGATTGGCATCATTGACCACTCCTGTATCGGTTACTGTGAGTCCTGTAGCAGCTGAGAACTGTGTTGACAGTACCCTGAGCATCTCAACATGTGGAGAGATACTACCCTGCTGAAGCTGTCCGAAAGTCGGCTTCTCACCCGTCTCGGGGTTATAAGTCGCTGCAAGGATGTTGCCGACATACTGCTTGAATTTGTCATTAACGATCGCATCATACTGATCATCTGTTACACCAAGCAGGTACTTCTGTGGAGCTGTGCTGAATTCAAGCCCGATCGTCGCATTGGCGATAGTTCTGACATATCCCTGAATAAGTCTTCTGATCGGCTCCTTGATGCGTGATCTTCCGAACGGCTTCATGGTCGTTGCGTTCCAGATCATAGGCTCCATCAGCGGTCTGCCCATCCTGTGAGGATGCTTTTCTGCTGACCATCTGTACTGTTCAAACTTCAGGACCCATGTGTCAGTATCGGTATACAGATTTATTATCATCGGCTTCCATGCGCTCTTCATCGACTCATCCTTTACAGAATCGATAACAGCCATACCACAATCGATACGGCCCTTTGCACCATTCCATAAGGCAGAGGCGGACTTTGGCGAGTGAAATCTTATCCGGCATTTATTCGGAAGGCCCGAATCCTGTGCAAGTGTCGCAAACGTGCACCCGAACTTCAGCTCATCTCTGCTCGATTTAGAATATTCGGCTATGAGATTGTTGTCTGCCACGATACCCGCCAGCTGGTCAATATCTGCTCCATTCATGCCTACAAAACCATCGAACATCGACCTGGACGCGAGGACATCCACTGTCTTTGCCCCCCATGAACAGCCTATCTCAAGGCCTTGTATGCCTTTTGGTAATGCAATACCAAGATTAGCCTCGCCTACACGAATACGCCCTTCGTAATAGCGTTCTTTTACATGATTTGAACTCTCATGGTAGTTGTATACGCCGATCAAATCTGCAAGCATTGCCTTTTCGGCGTCCGGCAGTCCGACGATATTCTTTACATCAATAGTTATCATTAGCCTATCCTCATTTTTCTGCTTGGATCTCGTTTTGAAGTCTTTGCTCCCCAGTAAGCAAACGTTGCTGCCTCTATAGGGAGCGAATTGTCACCGCCGAAGCCGTATCCGCCTCCGATCGGTCTCTTTATGGATGTCACGGCACTTTCGCGGAGTGGATCCTGTTCGGAGTACCATGTCACTTTCTGTTCATTAACAGCCTCAGTCATCGTGCTGACTGCAGCTATTACATCATTCATTTTCGGCCTGATCACAGAGCCTTTAATTCTCCATGTGTCAGCTATCTTATCTATCAGCGCATCCACGCCGTTGCGCCCGTCTATAACAACGCACGATGCTTTGCTGTATCTCTCGTTGAGCCAGTCCGCAAGCCACTGCGTACCCATCGAGGTCGGTTCCTGTCTGATCATGGACACCCTTGCAGGACCTTCCTTCGGGATCACTGCGCCACACAGGCAGACTTCTGACGCGTCTGGTGAGAACTTTACCCCGTAAGCCGTCTTGCCTTCCGGTTTCGGCAAGCTCGATCTGCACTTATCCCACGCTTGCGCATCCAGTACGTATTCTTCTTTGTGCTCAACAACAGGCGTCCACCATCCGAGACGCTCACGGGCGAATGTGTCAGCGGGCATCTGTTCAAACTCGCCTTCTATCGTTGTTTCCATGATCCGCCTGCCAAGAGCCGGATTGGTCTCCGCCCATCTTTGCCTGTCGCTGATATCTCCTATCTCCGGAACAGAGAACTCGAACCATGCCGTTGATGTCGTATTCCCTTTAATGGCGTTATCCCTGATGCCCCTGAACACAGTGCCGTCCGCAGTCGGATCCGGCGGAGTACCGACATAAATCGTCTGCGGGTTCTGGCTCGCTGATATTGCCGGCAGGAATGAAGCCTGTTGCTCAACAGTCAGCTCCTGTGCCTCGTCAAAGATCAGCAGATCTCCATGTTGACCTCGGCCTCCGTTTCTCGTCCTCGCCAGAAACTTCACTCTCGCCCCGGACCGCAATATTATCTGCTCGCGTCCAAGAGCGGTCTTGATGTCTTTCAGATACTTCCTTAGTTTCGGAGTATCAAAAAACGAAGCCATCTCTTCAAATGTCTCCGTTGCTGTCTTCTGCAAGTGTGCTGTATAGATCACTTGCTCGTTATACATGATCATGCCGGACTCAGTCCTGCCGCTTACAAGACCTGTCTTTCCGTTCTGCCTGGCAACGCTTCCGCCACAGGTCTTACATACCCATTTGCCACTCGGTGTCATTGCCATCCAGTCGCAAATGATTATGTTCTGCCAAGGGTCCAGTATCAGCCCGCCGCTCCTCAGGATCCTCTCTGCATCGACTCCGTCGGTCTGATCATATTCCGGAACTACTCTAACGCACGGCTCCTGCCTTCCCAGCAGTTTTCCGCTCTGATATGATCGCTGCGATGTCGTCGTCATTAGCTTCAGCTCCTTCTATCTCCTCAATCTCCTTTAGAGTCTCTCTATACTGCCTTGCAAGTGCAGCTAAGTCCCTTTTGCTATCACACTCATTTATTGCCGACTCGAGCACATCTCTCAACTCAATTAATCTATCCAGTCTGCTCATTTACGTATTTCGCTCCCTTCGAAGAATTGCAATGTTTACAAAGCAGCTGAACGTTATCTAAGGTATCAGTTCCTCCGTGTTTCAACGGGATTATATGGTCAACG